TAGATGTAACAGGAAGTTCTAATACCTTTACTTTAGATCATGGAACAACTGCATTGGCTGCAACATTAGATTTAGATTGGATTATTCAAGGTGATAGCAACACTTTTGATTTTGATATAAATTATGATGGTGCTACAAACTATGTAGATGTAGACGGTGACAGTAACACAGTTAATTTTACAGGTTCTGGTTATGCTGGTGGCTACTTCTATTTAGACCAAACAGGCAATTCAAGAACTTTTAACATTACACAATCAAGTACATTAGATAATGACTGGCTTAAGATTACATCTATTGGCAACAGTGGTACTGTTTGCGTCATTCAAAACGACCAAGGTACAAGCACAAGCTGTTGATATAGGTGATATATCTGAACTAAACGGTTCTGCTCAAATAGTAAGAGACAAACCTTACGAAGCTAATCTTAAATTTGCTATACGTAGCAATGATGAGGCTATAACGACAAATGGTCGTATGGCTATTACTTTTCTTGATGATTCAACTGTAAAACTTACAGAACACTCACAACTATTAATTGATGAGTATATTTATGATCCTGATCCGTCAAAAGCAAAAATGGCTCTTACTTTTGGTTTGGGTACAGCTAGGTTTATAACAGGTAATTTAAACCGTATAGACAAACAAAACATACAACTAAAAACACCTACAGCAAATATAGCTATAAGAGGCACAGACTTTACAGCTACAGTAGATGAATTAGGTCGCAGCCTTATAATATTGTTACCAGATGCTTTTGGGTTATCTAGTGGTGAAATAGAAGTTGTTACAGCTACAGGTAGTGTTTTGCTAAACAAACCCTATCAGGCTACAACGGTTGATGTTTTTGAAAACGCTCCGAGTAAACCTGTAATCCTAGATTTATCTCTAGATATTATTGACAATATGTTAATTGTTTCTCCACCCAAAGAAGATAGTCTAGTTCAAGAAGAAACATCAAGTGCTAAAACAGTTAATTTATTAGATTTTAATGATTTAGATATTGACTATCTAAACGAAGATTTTTTAGAAAATGAAGACTTAGAATTTACAGAGCTTGATATAAATTATCTTGACGTTAATTTCTTAGAAGATTTATTAGATGTATTAGACACCTTAGACGTAGAAGAAGAAGAAGATCAGCTTGGATTAGCTACACGTGTCAATATTACAGGCACTTTAATAGGGCAAGACACTGAAACACAGATAACTACAATAGTTACAGGACAAACTATAAGTTTACGCAGACAAGTAAGTGAATCTGCACAAATAGATTTAAATGCAGGTGACGGTTATACAGTTATTTTAATACAAGATGGTGTTTCTAATATAATAAAAATTAACGGAGGTGGTGATAGCGTTATTACTATCACTCAAAGTGATTAATGAAACGACTATTATTACCAATACTTATAATATTGTCTTTACCCTTAGTATTCCAAAGCACGCCTACAGAAATACTTAAATTAAAAGTATTTGATGCTTTTGTAACTACACCAGAACCATCAGGTAATTTTGTTATCTTAAATATTACAGAAGAAGATGTACAAGACCAAGGTGGTTGGCCGTTTCCTAGAAGATCACTTGCACAAATACAAGTAGATTTAATTAGTGCGGGAGCTTTAGGTATTGGTTGGGTCATAGCTTTTCCACAAGCTGATCGAATGGGTGGTGATGAGGTTTTTTCACATACTCTTAAATACGCACCTTCAGTGTTAGCAATGTTTGAAAATCCTAATGGCACATATCCTAAAACTACAGGCACTGTTATCAAGGGCGATTATATTGGTGGTATGTCTACACCTGGTGTTATACAAAACATAGATGTATTACAAGAAAATGCAAATCAAGGTATTGCTAGTGCACCGGTAGACATAGACAACTTGGTAAGAAGAATACCATTATTACTAAAAACTCCAGATGGTTATGTTAGTTCTTTTGGTACAGAAGTTTTAAAAACACTTACAGGTGCTAGAACTTACATTATTACTACCAATAAAGTTGGTATACAAGAAATAGCTGTAAGAGGAATACCACCTGTTAAGACAGATAGCCTTGGACGTAAATGGATCAGTTGGGTTGATACGCCACAAACAACACTAAAAGAAATGAATGTAAATGGTAAATTTGTTTTTGTTGGTGTTACTGCTCCAGGAATTATGCCACAAGTTGCAACACCAGTTGGTTTATTAGAGCCACATAAAATTCAAGCTGCATTATCTGAGTCAATATTAATAGAAAACTCTCCATTTGTGCCAGATTTTGCTTTAGCGTTGGAAATATTAATTTTTGGAATTTTTGTGTCGTTGACGTGGCTTGTAATAAATTATCTTGGTGTAACTAAGGGCGTAAGTCTTGCTGTAGTTTTACTCTTTACCACGGGCTTTACAGGAGCTTTTAGCATTCAAAAGGGATATTTAATAGATTTTTCATGGACTTTTGTATCTCAATTCATTACTGGAGCTATCGCTTTCTATCTAAACTTCAGAAAACAGTACAAATTACGTCAACAAATTAAAAAACAGTTTGAGCATTATCTTGATCCAAGACAAGTTAAAAAGTTACAAGACAATCCAGAGTCATTAGTTTTAGGTGGTGAACGTAGATATTGTACTTTCTTGTTTACAGATGTTCGTGGATTTACTGCTATGTCAGAGCAACTAGAACCAGAAGAGGTAACTGTAATTATGAACAAAGCTTTAACTATCCAAGCAAACGCAGTAAAAGAATATGGAGGAATGGTAGATAAATACATTGGTGATGCCATGATGGCTATATTCAATGCTCCAATAGATTTACCAAATCATGAAACATTAGCCGTACTTTGTGCCAAAGAAATACAAGAAAATATTAAAAAAGCTGATATTGGTGTAGAAATAGGTGTAGGTGTAAACACTGGATATGCTGTTGTTGGTAATATGGGTAGTGATACTAGGTTTGATTATACGGCTATTGGTGATGCTGTAAATCTAGCAGCTAGATTAGAAAGCTCAACTAAAGAAGTTGGCGAAGATTTGGTGATAGGTTATGATACTATAACAGCGAAAACATTTAGTGATCAAATAATACTAAAAGAACTAGATAGTATTTTTGTGAAAGGTAAAAAGAAAAAAATAAAAATATTTACTATTGCATAATATGAAACAAGAAATAACAACAAACGATTTAGTAGCAAGACTTACAAAACTAGAAACAATTTCACATGAGCGTTGGAAAACCGCATTTAATGAATTTTCTGATATTAAAGAAGAAATAACTCATATAAATTCAACCATCAAAGCTACTACCTTTGGTGTTTTTGGTTTTCTAGGTGCTTTATTTATAGCAGTAGTAGTTAATATGGTAATGATATGAAAGGATTACTAAAAAATATAGTAGGTGCTGTTGCTCCTACACTAGGCACAGCAATAGGTGGACCTATGGGAGGCATGGCTGCTAACATGATTGCAGATGTATTAGGTGTGCCTAATGATCAAAAATCTATAGAAAAAGCTATACAAAACGCTACACCAGAACAAATGCTAGAACTTAAGAAAGCTGAACAACAGTTTGAAGTTCAAATGAAAGAACTTGATGTAGATGTATTCAAGCTTGAAACAGCAGATAAACAACACGCAAGAGGTATGTTCAGCAAAGACTGGACAGCTAGGATCATAGGTATAGCAACTATAGGTGGCTTTCTTGGTTATATATTCTTAGTTACATTACAACCACCAGAGCAAAACTCTGAAGCTTTAATTAATCTTGTTTTAGGCTATCTTGGAGGATTAGCTAGTGCGATTATTTCGTTCTATTTTGGAGCATCTCACTCAAACGACAAAGGAGAGTAAAATGCAGATTTCTAAGGAAGGTCTTGCACTGATCAAAAAATTTGAAGGATGTGAGCTAGAAGCATACAAGTGTGCAGCTGATGTATGGACTATAGGATATGGTTCTACTAAAGGTGTAAAAAGGGGAGATAGCATAACTCAAGAAGAAGCTGACGATCTTTTACTGCATGAAATGAAAGAATATGAAGGTTATATACATGATCTTGTTTCAGTAGATTTAAATCAAAATCAGTTTGATGCATTGGTTTCTTGGGTATTCAACCTAGGACCCACCAATTTAAAATCTTCTACTTTACTAAAAGTCTTAAACGCTAAAGACTATGAGGGTGTACCAGCACAAATAAAACGATGGAATAAAGCTGGTGGTAAGGTTCTACAGGGACTTATAAGAAGAAGAGAAGCAGAATCTTTGTTGTTTGAAGGCAAAGAATGGCATGAGGTATAACCATGCCGTTGCAGAAGCTTACATTTAGACCAGGTATTAATAGAGAAGGAACAGCATACGATAATGAAGGCGGTTGGTTTGATTGTAATTTAGTACGTTTTCGTAAAGGTAGACCAGAAAAGTTTGGGGGTTGGCAAAAACTTACTACCAACACCTACTTAGGCACAGCTAGAGCTCTACATCCATGGATTTCACTAGGTGGTACAAAATATTTAGGTTTAGGTACAACGTGGAAGTATTACATTGAATCAGGTAATGTGTTTAACGACATTACACCTATTAGATCTACTACAGCAGCAGGTGACGTTACATTTTCTGCTTCCAATGGTGATGCAACAATAACTGTTTCAGATACCGCTCACGGTGCTGTAAAGAATGATTTTGTTACTTTTTCTGGTGCAGCAACATTAGGAGGCAATATTACAGCAGCAGTGCTTAATCAAGAATATCAAATAGCAACCATAGTAAATGCAAACAGCTACACCATAGAAGCTAAAGACACTTCTGGTACAACTGTAACAGCTAACGCATCTGATACTGGTAACGGTGGTTCATCTGTTGTTGGCACTTACCAACTTAATGTAGGTCTGGATGTTTACGTTCCAGGAACAGGTTGGGGTATTAACGGATGGGGTTCTGGTGCTTTTGGTAGTACATCAGCATTAAGTGATACCAACCAGTTAAGATTGTGGACTCATGATAACTTTGGTGAAGATTTAATTATTAATCAAAGAAATGCTGGTATATATAAGTGGACTGAAAACAATGGTGTAGGCATAAGAGCAGTAGAGCTATCAGGCATATCAGGTGCTAACTTAGTGCCAACTAAAGGTTTACAAGTAATTAC